ATGCGCTCCGCGCCCACCTGGATCACGGTGCCGTTGGGCGGGTTGTAGTTGCCGGAGAGCGCGACGGTCGTGTCGGCGGCGGGGTCCGCGCCCATGGCGGCGGTCAGCGTCAGGGTCGGGGGCATGGGAGTCAAGGCGCTGGTGTCGAACATCAGGGTGTGGTCCTGCTTAAACATGCCCAGCGTGTCGCCAAAGTAGATCACGCGGCTGCTTTGCGCGCCCCACACGTACAATTCGCGCATAGTCGCAATCTCGATAGAACCCTCCATCAGGCTCTGCGGGTCAAGATACGCCTCCACCCGGATCACCATGCCATCGTAGTTGGCCACCGGGAGGATGGCGGTCACGGTGCCTGGCGCGGAGTTGACGTTCTGTGGCGGGGTGATCTGCGCGGTCGTGTCCACGAGGATGATGCAGCTCGTGGCATCGGGCTGGATGGCCCAGCCGGGGCTGACCGTGATGCTGGTCTGGTCGTTGGCGGTGACGGTTTGCGCCTCTTGAAACGCGCCCAGGCCCCCGATTACCAGCGCGAAATTGCCCACGTTCTTGCCGGGGTTCAAGCCGTTGTAGGCACCCTGGTTGTTGTAGACGTTGGACCACGTCGGGTCCGAATAGCTGTTCGGCGTGACCACCGCATCGCTGCCCGGCACGGCGCTCGTACCCGCTGCGCGGCCCGTGCGGATCGTGAACAGGTCGCCCGTCTGACAACCCCCCGCCACCGGGTCGGGCTGGACCGTAAAGTCCCCGGTGTTTGTGTGCGTGGTGATGGTGTAGTCCCGGATCGGGCAGGTGGCCGTGCTGCCGTAGCGGTTGGCAATCTTGGAGATGATCCGGCCCTTCCACATGTCGGCGGGCGGGTTGCCGCCCAGGACGATGTGGCCGGGGGCGTTGGGGTTGATGATGCCCTCCTGTGCCAGCGCCCCGCTGACGTACTCGCGCCGCACCTTCCACAGGATGGGAATCCCCGCACCTCCGTTGTCGAACGCCTGGTGCCCACTCACCGTGATCTCCGAACCCAGCGGCCTGCCATCCGCCGCGCCCACGTAGTCCTGCGCAATCGAGAAGCTGGAGGCGGTGAAGAGCGGGTCGCCGGAAAGCGGCACCTCCGTGCCGGGGGTCCAGGAAGGCGAGCCGGGTCCGGTGGGTGTGCTGGTCAGCTGGCTCCCCGCCCCGGCCAGCACCGCGAACTGGTCACTCAATCCCATGAATGCTTTCCTCCAGTCCCCAATGAGGGTGCCGTTGACCCCGTGGAAGGTCCACTTCTGGCGCTTGTTCTCGGTCGTGAAGTCTAACTGGTCGATCATGAAGTTCTCGCCCTTGCCGCCATTGACCGGGGGCCGCAACAGGTTGATGAAGATCATCTGGCCAATCGCCAGACCGGGACGGTACGTCTCGCACTGGATGGACTGCGGCGGATAGCCGAAGTCGATTGTGAACTCGTCCGACAGCTGCTGCAATAGGGTGTTGTCCGGGTCGTAGAACGGATAGCCGATGTTGATCTGGCTCTGCCAAAGGCCCGAGCCGCTCTCGATGTCGAAGGCCTGGCCTATGGCGGTGTTGTTGCTGCCAGGCTTGAACTGTTTGCTCAGGGGCGAGTACGTGACCACGATCTGCTGCGCCTTGCTGGCCAGCGCCGCCGGGTAGATGGTCGCGCCATTTGTGTGCTGCTCCGCGCTGCTGGACGTGCCAAATAGGTTCCTTCCCCGCCTTACTGTCCAGTAGTTGGTGGTACTCCCGCTGAGCAGCTCCATCCACTCATTGTCGATCTGGATCATGTAGCCCTGGTTGTCCATGTTGATGCGCAGTTTCTGGATCACCTTAATCGGACTCGTATCTGAGTTGATCCCGCCGTCTAGGGTGGTCAGGGTTTCCTGTTCAATCGAGTTGTCGCCCATCGACCAGTACCACTGCGCGGTGAGCTGCAGGGCACCCTTCACGGCCATCGACTGGGGTATCTGCCTGTTGCCCTGTATGTTGTAGTAGACCGTGGGCGTAGCGCCAATCGGACGGCCCATCGGGTAGGAGTGTTTGTTGGCCTCGCCAAAGTAATACTCTGTCGTGGGGGTGCCAATCGTCTGGCTGCTGTCGATGTAGACGTTGTTGCACAGCTTCTCGCGCGTCGTCTCGATGCTGACCGAGAGTAGGATGCTGGAATCGTTCTTGTTGGGGTCGGAGGAAGTCTCGTCTACAACCCACGGCGCATTCCAGGGATTCGCGGCCACGTCCAGGAAGTACACCTTCTTCCACGGGTCGATCCACCATACGTACGTGTGGCTTTGGCTACCGCCCGCCTGTGCCACGTTGTCGAGGGACTGGGCAATGGTATCCTTACCGGGGTTGGCCTGGAAGAACGGCAAGATGGCCCCGGTGTTGTTGGCAAGATTCGAGCTTAGGCCCTCGCTCTCGCAGTAGTTAAAGAGCAGCATGTTGACGATGTCGCCCACCGTCATGTTGACGAACTGGCCGGGTTGGCGACAGCCGTATGTCTTCGGGTCGATAGGAGTGGGCGGGTTCGTTACTGCGGGCGGGGCCTGCAGCGGGTTGCCGGGGTCCGGGGTCACGCCATCGGCCTTGACATTCGGTGTCGGAATGAACGGGTTGACCAGGCGGCGGTCCAGGAGATACGACCAGGAGACTCCCTGGATGTCCCAGTAGATCGGATTGGGGCCGGGCACGCGGCCCGGAATGTTGCGGGCCTTCACGCTGTCAATGGCACCGCCGAAATAGTAGCTCCCGGTCGCGGCCAGCTCACCGTCATCGTACAGCAGCAGCGGCATGCCCACGCGGACATCGAGCACCCCCTGCGGGTCGAAGATGGTCGCGGTGAGCGTGGCGCGGCAGGACGTGGTCAGGGTCCACTGCACCTTCATCGCGCTGTTGATGTCGGTCGAGACTTCGCGGTAGACGGTGACGTTGGCTGCATTCGGCTGGGTGGGATTGCTCGCGGCGTCCGCCAGGACCATGCTGATGGCCCCGCTTCCGCCAGGGGTGACGCTATTGATCTTCGAGACCAGGAGCGTGCCAGGATACGGTGTCTTCCCCGTGGTCGTGTCGTACGGGGCCGGATAGGTGGGGATGAAGGGGGGAGAGGGGCCTGCACCAATCACGCTCGCCTGGGTACCCACGTCACTGGCGGAAAGCTGCGCACCGATGGGAAACGACGTCATGGCGCTGACGACGGCAGAACCCAGCGTCATGGTGCCAGTACAGACGTACCCCAGCTTCAGGTGGAGACGCCCGCTGGTTGGAAGTGGCTGATAGATAGCCCCCATGGGTTATTGGCCAGTTGGATTGAAGGCCCAGGTCCGGGAGGATTGGCGCAGGCTGCGGACGGCGCTGTTCATGATGCTCGATACGTAGCGCTGATCGGGCACGCCGTGGAAGGTCGCACCGTCAAAACTGATGATCTGTGTGCCGCCGCCCGTCGCCTGGGCATTTAGGCTCTCGCCTACATTCTGCATGATGTTCTTGCCAGCGATTGTCTCGCCCGCGTGGACCACGGCTACACCGGAGCGCATGACCTGCCCGCCTTCCTGGAATCCGGGGATGAACCCGGTGGCCCAAAGCGCCGTGGTGTTCAAGTCCACCGCAGCCTGGAGCGCAATTACTCCCGCCGAGAGAACATCGATCTGCACGCCCAGCGCGGTGTCCGCTGCCGTGTTGGCCGACAGCGCAGCCACCTGAGGTGCAGCGGCAGCGGCCCCGCCCGCGCCCCCGGTGGCCGCACCCATGACCTTACCCAGCATCCCCGCCAGCCCGCCGCTGCCGGAAGCCAGGCCAACGAGAAGGTCCTTGAGCTTATTCAGGCCGAAGCCAATCAGGTTCGTCAGGATCTCCTGCTCCAGCTGCTTCAGGACGCTCATCATGGTCTGGCCGAAGTTCTTGCCCGCCGTAATCGCCTGCGCGAAGCCGCTGGCAAACTTGGAGAACATAGTATCGAAAGTCCGTATCATGCTCTCTGCCAGCGGCCCCCAGCCCGCCTGCATGTCTTTGCGTGCCTCGTCAACCTCCCGCAGGACCGCCAGCTGCGCCCGCAGCGCCCCGGTGGGCGCTCCAATCTTCTCCGCTGCCTGGATCTCCTTCTGCAGCCAGTTCTCGGTTGCTTCCGCCAGGTCCCCCAGGGCCGCTGTACCCGAAGCCGCAAACTTTATCAGCTCGTTTTCAATATCGATCAGCTCGTTCTTCAGCGCCTCGTAGGACGTGATCCCCAGCGTCCGGTCGCGTGCTGCTGCCAGCTCCGCCAGCCGCGCCTCCTCCTGAGAGGCGGCTCTCTGCTGCAGCGCCGCAACCTGGTTGGTCACGTCCATGATCTCTTTGGCGTGGGTATGCTCCTCATTCTGCAGCACGGCAAGCCGCTGTAGCTTTGCCGACAGCAGCTGCAGGTCCAGCGTATTGATCTTGGCGTCCGCGTCCCGCTCGATGGTAACCTTGTCCTGCTGCGTCATCAGGTGCGCACCCGCCAGGGTAGACGCAATCCGCTTGCGGGACTCCTGCTCGGACTTCGCCCGGTTGAGCACGCCATCCATCGCGGCTTCCTGAGCCTTGCGCTCGTCATCGGCCACGGCCTTTAAGTGGGCGCTCAGCTGGTTGGCAATCGCGATCATCTTCTCGGCATGGCCATCGTATTCCGCTTCGATTGCAGCATCGGCTTTCTGGCGGGCTACACGCTCCTCCATCCCGCCGTCAATATCGGCCTGGTACTTCTTGTTGATGAAGTCCAGCTTCTGCATCAGCTCCCGGTTCTCCAGGTCCGTCATGAGGTCGGCACGCTCCTCCGCAGAGATCTCCTGCATCTTCAACTGCTCGTCAATCCCCGTCCGCTCCATGGCAAGCATGGCTTCGGAGTGCTTCTCCTCAGCGGCAATCTTCTCCTGGTTGAGCTTTGCGACCGTGCGGAACTCCTCCTCCGTACCCTTCGCCGCAATACGCGCCTTCTCCTCGTTGTAGCGGTTGTCCTCCTCTAGGATCTTGGCGTGCAGCCCCTGATTGATCTTATCGGCCTGGGCTGCGGGCTTAGGCAGGGCCAGCTCCTCCTGGATTGCCTTCGCCTTGATCTCGTGAATCTGCTTTGCGGCATCCAGCTCGCGGGCCACTGCTTCCTGGGCCGTAATCTCACCCGTGGCCTTTCTCAAGCCATTAGCAATCTTCTCGATATTGACCGCGCTTTCCTGTGCCTTGGCGCTGGCTTCGATGGCCTTGGCGTGCTGTTCATAGTAGAAGCCCGCCGCCTCCAGCGCGGCCTTGGTTTCCTTGACGGTGTCGCCATGCTTCTCGGTGGCCTTGGCGGCTTCCTCCTCCTTTACTTTGGCCTCTCCCAGCCTTTCCCCCAGCTTGGCGATACTCGCCATCGCCCCTGCATAGTCGAAGGTTGCCATCAGGAGAGAGGCTTCGGCAACTCCCGCGATGACCCAGGCCAGTTTCTGCCAGTCGGTAAACGCATAGCGTGCCGCGTAGGCGAGCGCGGAGCCTGCATCAGCAGCACTCTTCGCAACACCGGACAGGTCCTTCCCAATCGTCTCCAGGAGGCGGTGACCCTCGTCCTTCATGCGGGTCCACGACGCCAGGAGGTCATCCTTGGTCTTCTCTGCCGCGCCCCGCGTCTTCGCCATCGCGGCATCGATCACCTCCACCTGCATGGCTTCGGGCAGCATGCGGAAGGCTTTTTGGATCTCGGTCGCGCTGACGCCCATCACGGCGGCGAGGTCCTTGGCGCTGACCCCCAGCTGCTTCAGGATGCGCGGGCTGACGTTGCCCGTCTCAACGATGCGCAACAGGGCGTTGCTGGTCATTTCGAAGGAGTGGCCGCTGGCCGCTGCCGCGTTGGCAGCGTCCGTAATCAGCGTCGTGATCTCCCCCGCTTCGTGGCCGTACAGGGTAAGCTCCTGCAGCATCTTCTGGGCTGGCTCTAATCCAACGCCTAGCCGGGTGGCCTGGGCCTGGACCCGCTCGATGCTCTCGGCGGCTTCCGCCGCGTTGCCCGTCATAAAGGTCAGCGCCTCGCCCAGCCGCTCCACCTCCGCGTAGGACTTGACGGCTTCCTCGGCCATCTCCTTGAAGCTCTCGGCCAGCTTCTCAACCATGCCGATGCCAAGCTCAATACCCGCCAGCCCCAGGGCGATCTTACCCAGCTCGCCCAAAGGCCCTTCTCCACCACCTCCCTTTGCCGCCGCCTCCAGGCTCTCCACCTGCCGCTGGGCGCGGGCAAACGTCTCCGCGCTCAACGCGCCCTTGTAGTAGGCAACCGAAATTTCATCCAGCGCTTCCTTCGCCTTTTCGAGCTTCTGTTCAATCTCCTCCTGTTCCTCAATGATCTTCTTGGCGGCATCGCTGTAGTGCGAGGTCGCCTGGTGCATCTCCTCGATGCCCCGCGCAGCGTTCTCCGCTTCGGCGGCAATCGGCTCCAGCTCCTCCGCAAACAGGTTGAGCTGCCCCGTCGCGTCCGCGTACGGGACCATCATGGCTTCGTTGAACAGGTCTAGCTGCGCGGCAACTTCTTCCGCCGCGCCGCCAATACCCTGGACAGCGTCACCCAGCTCTACGAGCTGCTGCTGCGCGTCGGCTAGCTCGGTTTCCAGCTGTACAACAACTTCTGCAATGGTATCAGCCACGTCAGTTCCTGTATGGCGTCAGCCCGGCAGTTACGCGCCGGAATGCGGCTTCATCGTCATCCTCGTCCTCATCAGGGCTTCCTACCTCGGCCCACAGAGGGAAGACCCGCTCGAACACCGGAGGGTCCTTAAGCCAACAACAGATCAGGCGGTACCAACGCTGGTCCTCTATTTTCTGCTGTGCGTAACTCTCTGCCAGCAGATAGTAGAACTGACGCAGCGTCAACCGCCCAATCTCACGGTCGGTTAAGTGAAAGCGTCCTCGGGCAACTCGATAGAACGTTCCCCACCATTTACGGCTTGGGGTGGCGCTGTCGCGGAGGTCGGCTTCTCCGGGGTTTCGGACAGCGCCTGGGATTCCCCCATTTCTGCGGTGGTCGGGCTGTTGGCCGTCTGGCCCCTCAGGAAGCTGAGGAACAGGCGCGGGATTGTACTCACGTTGATTAGACGCCGCACCTGGGAAAGGGTGAGGGGCCAGTGCGGCTCGTCTTTGTCGTCATAAGTGTGCAACCCCGCCCAGATCAGAGCGGTCAGCTCCGACATCGGTACGTGCCGGATTACATCGAGGCTGGCAAGCGCTGCAGGTTGGCCAGCCCCGTTCTTCCGGGTTTCGAGAAAGGGCTTGTAGGCGTCGTACAAGGCGGCGACGGTAGCCAGGAAGTTCTTCCCCGTCGCCTCCTCGAAAGCGCACATCGTATTTGCGTTGAAGTACAACACGTATTCCTTGTCGAGCGTGATCGGAATCCGTGTCTCGCTAATGTCGTTGAGCATAGATGCCTCTTCAGGGCAGGGATGTAATGATATTGTCCGTGATGGCTAACTGGATCTTCGCCGCCAGCACGTTGTCCACCGGGACGGTGAATTCGTGCTGGGAGACATACCCCTTGAAGATCATGGTGCCGAAGCCGTTGGGGAAGATCATCTGGAACTGGCAGAGAGCCAGCTGGGCCATCGAGTTCCACATACCTGTTGTCCAGGCATGCGTAGCGTCGATTGGCGACCAGTTGATCTCGAAGCTGATATCCCCGCCCTCCACGAGCACGGTCATCTTCCGCGCCCAGAAGCCGGGGGTGTCGTGGGTGGTTACATCCACGATCTTAGGTTTGACGGTAGGCCCGGTGATCGACCGGACCTGGGAAACGTTCGCAAAGGCTGGTGGCGTGGCAACGCTGGAGTACTTCAGGATCGTACCCTTGGCGCTTTCAATGTTCGCGCCACTAGGTGTAATTGGTGCAAATGGGGTTGCCGTACCCCCGCCCCCGCCTGCGCCCCCTGCGCCTACGGACCCGGCCCCGGTGGCTGTAGGCCCGGAGGGAGTAGAAGTGGTTTCGGGTGGAGGGGGTGTTCCACCCCCGAACGGTGTACCGACTGTAGACATTCTGATTCTCCTTGTTTAAGTTAACAACATCGTCTCCTCGCGACGATCCGAAAAGGTTGGCAGGTAGGCCAGGATGATCCCTAGCTTGCGGAAGCAGGCCCGGATTTCCTTCTCCGTGGCCTGGCCCTCCTTCACGCGCTCCAGGTAGAACTGCGCTAAGGGTGCGGCCACAATCGCGTGGTCCATGCCAAGGCCCACTTCCACCGTCTGCGCCAGGGCAATGCGCTCGGCTTCGGGCGCGAGCGCGGGGCCAATCGGCATCACTTCGTAGTAATAGTTCAGGAAGCGTGCTGCCTCCACCGCGCTTTTCGTCAGCGGGATCTCGTGCGGGGCACTCGGCCCGAAGTCCACCGGGTACTCCCAGTAGGCAACAGGCGGCTGGTCCTTTGGCCCGTACTGCGGCACCTCCGCGAACGTGTCCACGCACTTCTTCAGGAAGGCCACAATCTGCGACGGCTCTACCACGCGGCTGCGCAGCGCCCGCTGCCAGTAAAAGACCTCCGGGCGCAGGAGGGCAACCTTGAAGACGTTGGTCGCGTGGTCAATGATGATTGCGATATGCGCCTCGCTGCCCGTCAGGCCGTTTACCTTCCCTGGAAAATCCCCAGGGCGCGGCTGAAGCTGGTACCGCTTCAAAACCTCCCGTGCCGCAATGAGTGCGGCAGCGCTGACACGATGCATCCTAGTCCTCTCCTCCATGGACAATCTCCTCGCCACGGGGGCCAACAATCGGTGAGACGGTCCTGGGCGCAGGGGCACGCTTTCCCGAATAGGTGTGCGGCGTGGAGATGTGGTCTAACAGCGCCCGATAGTCAAAGGTGTCGAACTCGCACTTGATCCCGCTCTCCCAGCGCTGGTTGCAGCGGTAGCGCTTCTGCCCGTTCCAGTAGAAGATCTCGAAGTCACCCTCTTTGTCCTTGGTCGCGAATGCCTTGTAGTGGAGGTAGTCATCGCCCAGAGCCGACTTCAGGAAGCGCCAATCCCCGTCGTAGCTCCAGCCAATACCTGCAGTCCACGGCAGCGTGTTGTTGGTAGTGGTTGGCGGGCGGTGGCCCATGCCCAGCCCCGGACGGCCCGGCAGGCCCTTCATCCCCACGCAGCGCTTACCCTCGTACAGGACGCCCTGCTGCCTCAGCATCGCCCAGAGGCGGATGTCAATCGAGTGGGGAATCTCGCAGACCTTCTTGAGGATCGGCAGCGCCCGCGCGTGCATCCCCGTCTGGCAGAGGCTGGCGTGCTGGTTGTTCCGTAGCTGGATGTACAGCTGGTGCTCGATGTTGTAGTAGACGGCAGGACCTTCGCCCACGAGCATCTTGTCGCCCATCTTCTCTAACTGGATGGCGATGTAGTCGGGTGCGTACCAGTCATCGTCCTCAATGAAGAAGATCTTGTCGTACTGCACGGCGGGAATCGCTGCCAGGAGGTTGCGGGCCAGCGTGTTCTGGCCGGGCACCCAACTCGGCACCGGGAAGATCCGCGTCACCTCTGTCCCCCGGATCTCGAACAGCTCCCCGTTGAAGGGCATCGCCGGGTGGCCGTCGTCTACAACGATCCACTGCAGCGGCCCGTTGTAGGTCTGGCGCCAGACATACTCGATGCACAGGCCGAATGCCTCCGGGCGGTAGCCCGTGGGCGTGATTAGGGTCACTCCGCTTTCCACGACACCTCCTCCAGCGCCTCTTCCAGCGGCAGGTAGGGCCAGCACGTAAGCGCTGAGTCCGGTGTCGCGTTGATCACTTCTACGCCCTCCTTCTTGAGCGGCTCTACCAGGGACTCGAAATGGTACAGGAAGGAATTGAGGGCCACCTGGAAAACCCCCGCCCGCTCGCGCGGCCCGTTATGCCAGTGGGTCCGCGCGCCCGCGCACTTCATGTCATAGCCCAGGAGGACGATGCGCCGCGCCCCGTACAGATAGGCGAGGTTGATCGCGGCATAGCCGGAATTCGCCCCGGTGGCTAAGGCCACGGGGTTCTTCTCCAGGCCCTGCGCGGTCGTGCTCCATAGGCAGTGCACCTGCGGGTGTTCACTAAAGTTCGCGATGGTTACCCAGAAGCCCTTGTAGATCATGTCGTGGAAGGAGAGCCGCCCGTCAAGAGTGCGCGGGTTCATGGCCTGCTGGTTGTGCCACCAGGTGGCGTCCCCGAAGTAGAGGGCATCGGCCTGCGGGAACAGCCGCCACGAATCGTTGATCGCAATTACACGGGTCTTACTACTCAGGCGCTGGCCGATGTCGGTTGGCAGCGAAGGCCCGCCCGCTAGAATCACGCAGGTCGCGCCCATCCAGTCTTTGGGTACTTTGTAGCGCATATTAGTGGTCCCACTCCTGCAGGCGCTTCATGGCCAGCCGGAAGCGCTTGTCGGCTTCGGCCAAACGCTGCTCCATGCTGCGGCTGATCGGCCCGGTGTAGAGCTTGCGGATGGCTTCCATCTCACGCACTTCGGTCAGGATTGCGGCCACCCGCACGGGCGCGTAATCGGGCCTACGGGCGAGCATCCCCTGCGCGTAGGCGATGGTTGGCGTCACGTAGCGCACAGCCATCTTCTTGAAGTGGACCTCCGCTGCAGGCCAGCGCCGAAAGACTTGGCCGTTCATCATTGGAATTTACTCTCCGACCAGGTGCCGCGCTTGGGGTCCTTCTCCCACAGCGTGCAGCAGCCGTACGGGTCGATCCGGCCCGGAGTGTCACCGGGCGAGTCCTTATCCACCGCGCTACAGTCGCTCTTCGCGAGATTCATATGTTCACAGCGCCGACAGCCGAACCCGGCCAGGTTCTCCAGGTACGCGGTCTGCAGCCGGGTGCGGCTTCCGTTGCCCCGAATCCGGCCCTTCCGCAAGTCCTGCCAGTCGTTGCAGCTCCCGTTCTCCGCGCTTACGTCCTGCTCCGTGCCCGCGTAGTCCGTACACTTACCGCCCAGCGTGATAAAGGCGCACTCGTTACACCGCAGCGCCGTGCCGGGCGCGTACAGGTAGCCCACCGCTGCCTTAGCCGGAAGCGTATCCTGCTTATGGATGTTCACGTGCGGGTTCCCCTTACCAATCACGATTGGCATCAGCGTGTCGTCGTCGCGGGCTGACGGGTCACCCGGAAGTTCACGGTCATATTGACGCGGCCCTTGTCGTCCGTGAACACGAGCGGCCCGTAGTGCATAGCCTGCATGAGGGCCACGCCGTTCAGCGCAGGATTGTTCGCATCCTGAAGGGCATTGAAGAGGTCCTGCCACTTCTGCCGCACCCGCGCGTAGTCGCGCCGGGAGCCACGCACACGCAGCTGGAAGGTAATGCGCTGGTTCTCGCGCAGGATCGTGTCCGCTGGATAGCCGCCCGTCTCGTAGAGCGCCACCGTCAGGTCCTGGTCGTCGGGCATGTAGCCCTCGTAGAGCGGCCAGCCCGTAGCGCCGTTTACATAGCCGCCATTCGTCAGGTAGGTGTAGACATCGTCCAGGAACATCTAGGCATCCTTCAGGACCGCCAGCACCGCACTCTTCACCCGGTCGGGCAGCTGGTCCTGCCGCTCCTTGAGCGGGTTCTCCAAGTACTTCGGCCCACTGCCGGGGCGGGTCCACGCAATCGTCCCGCCCGCCGCAACCTTCTTGGTCCAGCTCCAGGAAGGGCTGGGCGGCACCGCACCCTCTAATGCCTCGTGTACATAGAGCGCGTAGGGCGCTGCCGGGCCACCGTAGCCCATCCGCACCGTAACGCTGCGGCCCTCGATCACGGGTAGCTCCACGTGGCCCGTGTTCATCAGCGTGCCCGTCTTGACCGGGACAACCATCTTGCTAGCGGACATGACCTCCTCCGCGAAGAGATACATCTCGCGGCCAATCGCGTTATTCAATTCCTTGGCGGCGTTGCGCAGCTTATCCGCGAAACGGTCCAGGCCCGTAATCTTCAGTTCGATGCGTGGCATTACTGCGCCTTCCCTAACATGACCTTGACGAACATGTCGCCCATCTCGTCCGGATAGCGCAGGACGTTCATGATGACCGGGTATGGTGGCTGGTCGCCCTGCACGTACACCTGGTCCTCGTAGCCCACAGCCGGGATGTCGAGAATCCAGATTGTGCTCTCGCTCAAGGCATCCGGGTCACCGCCCTTGCCGGGCACACGCGTCAACTTGAAGACACGCCGCCCCCGGTAGGTGGAGGCAGCGCCGTACTTTGGCAGGCCGTACTGGTCGCGGCCCGTCATCGGAACCCAGACGATGGTCTGGGGGCAGAGGTCCAGCCAGTCGCTGGCGCGGGCTGCGGCGGTAGACATACCGTATAATTCCTTACGCACCGGGTCTAGTGGCCCGGTAACGGCCTTTCCCTTGCAGTTCTAGGGGCCAGGGCTGCATCGGAAGGCCCCGGCTGAGGGGGCATAACCTCCCCCGCCCCCTCGGAGCCTTCCTGCGCCCCCTATGGGCCAACGCTCGGGCTATCCATAGGCGATACTTCCCGCTTATCGGGGAGTACGTAATCCATCCCATCAATCCGGACGGCGGTGGGTACCACGTCCCGGTTGCTTGTGTTGACGGCTTTGTCGCTGTACAGCTCGCCGCCAGCCCACGGCGGAATCAGCGCGTTGGTCGCACGGGCGCGCAGGCGCTGGGCCATCTGTTGAAACTGTTTGAAGCGGTTGCCGTAGGCGATGTGTAAATCACCTACGCTCTTGTCGGCCTGCCGCGCGTACTTGCTGGCGAGGTTGTCCGCCGCGTACGCCGCTGGCAGGTAGTTCCCCATCGGCGGTGCGTTCGCCATGCTGCCGTAGACGACCGAGATGCAGTAGATGATCTCGGCGTCCGTCATCTCGGGGTCGGCCATATTCACGTCCCCGGTCAGAAACCGCACCTCGTCCTTGGGGGAAGTGGTTGGGTCGCCTGTATAGGTGTAGGACATAAGAAGCCTTCTTTAAGTTTGCCTCCGGGAGGTTCTCCGCGCAGAGCCTCCTCCCCTCCGCAAATCTACTTCAGGTGCGCCTCCAGGCGCAGCCGCAGTGCCCGGATGTTGCCAGTCGCGTCCAGGCCATATAGCTCGCAGAGACGAG